TTGGCGCACTCCGGCTTCGTCACCTCGGCGGGGGAGTCATCGAAGACCACATCAACGATATACACATCGCTGCCGTAAATTTTCGCCACCGGCATAGAGGTCGAGTCTGAGCCGCTTTCCGCCGTATCACCAACGGCGATGATGGTGTCCGGGTCACGGTCTTTCGGCAGCTCGAAGAAATAGTTCAGCTCGTCCTTGTTAAACAGCAGACCCTTCGCTTCAAACGGCTGCTGCTGGAACTCGCTCTCAAACTGCTCGGCACTCAGAAGCTCCCGCTGTTCCCGGAAGTAAGCGGTGGTAAAGACCTTCTTGCCCTCCCGCTCGTATTCATAATTGCTCTCGTCCGTCACGAGATCGAGGGCGGGTATCTCAATAGCTCTCCATGCCCAACCTTCCCGTTGTGCGTGTTCCTGCACACGACCGATGGGGTCATACAGGGAGTATCGGGTGCCTGTGAACACCATCGGCGTTCCCTCAATGGCACGACCCATAATATCGCCGGAGATGACCTCCCACTTGTCATCGAGCCGCTGGCGGTTTTTCGCTTCCTCACGACCCTCTACACAGTCATCCATTATCAAAGCGTTCGTGGCTTCCGACAAACCGACCTGTCGAGCATCTATGGAACGACACATGATAGTAGGGAAACGGGATTTGTTCTTGAGATTGATGATTTTCGTATCTGCGTTAGTCTGAACCAGCCGTGCGTCCGGAAACACATCGTAGAACAGATACTCATTCGGAGACTGCAAATACTCAATACAACCATTGTAGAAGCTCTTAACAAGGTCATCGCCAGTTCCCTCCATGAGCGTAGAACGGTCAGGGAACTTGCCCGAAAGCATATTCACGAAGTTAATTTCCGTCTGAGAATTGTGGGTCAAGAGCTGGGTGTAACCTGCCCGATACAAGCCACCTTCGACCGTGATACAATTGCCGACAACAGGCTCTTTTAACGCTTCAATCGAACGAACGCTTACTCTCCGAGCAAGATTGGTCATGCTGATCTGTTTACGAGGGAGAACGGTAGGTATCGGGAAATCCGGGGCAAACGTGACAGTATATACCTTAGATCGACCGACAACACCCGAACTGCTTACTTTCGCTTCTTCCGTAAACCATCGGCAGTCCACACCAAAGGTACTTACCAGTTGAACAATATCGTCTCTCAACTGCGGAAGAACCGTAGAAATAGCAACTCGGTGTTTCCCCTTGTCGATTGTACCGTCCGTGTCGATTAACCCCGCAAGTAGATTGACCCGCTGTGCGAAGCTGGCGGTAAAGTATTCCTCTGGGATATGCTTGTTTTTTCGACTGTCTCTGAAACACATACCGACCGAGCGGAGATCGTCAGCCAATCTTCGGGTAAACTGCGACACGACTGTACCGTAATTCTTGTCAACAAATACATTTGACAGAGGATAGCCGTCATACACCATTCTCCGAACAATCGCCAAGTCCTTATGATCGTTTGTCATAACAGGCTTTGCCGTCGTGCCATCACCCAACCATGCACCGAGAGAATACGGGGCAACAGGGAGGGGTTTATCAGGCATGGTAACTGGGTCACACTTCGGTAGGAGAAAACTCCATCTGCCGTTTTTCGATTTCAAGCCCTGTTGCAACATCTCGCCGGTTTCCATGATACGGTATTTGTTCCGGCTCTTATCAAATACCAGCCATTCGTGTTCGGCAGAAGTCAACAGTTCCTCGCCGTTACTGAACTTCACACGATACACAGCGTAAGAATCAGGGTGTCTCGCCAGAACCTTTACGGGTTCACCTGACACACCATAGACATAATCACCCGGCAACAAGTCACCATGTTTCTTGAACCCGCTGGGGGTCAGTACAGGGGTGTCATGCGCCAACAGTTTCCCCGTTCGCTTGGGCATCGAAATTGTGAGCAATCTCAGTTTCCCATCAAGAATATCCTGATACCCCTGCACCATCGGCCTGAGATAGTGCTTTCGGGGAGCGTAAAACCGCTTTTCCGGCTTGCGGTCGAGTTCGATATAGGTCATAAAGGAGTCAAAATCGTGAGGTGCTTCAAAGAGAAGACACCGCCGCCATTGTTCATAGAACTTCACCCCGCCGCCGTGCTTCACCTGATCGGCGGAGAGCGTCAGCAGCTCCTTGTTTAGCTTGTGAGCTGCCGAGAAATCCTCGGTTTCCCACTCCCGGCACAGAGAAAAGAGGTCGCTGTACGCCCCGTTATCTCCCGGTCGGCGGTCGATCACGGCTCGGATAGAGCCTGCCAGTTTTTCATAATTCATGTGCATTTCCTTTCCAATAAAAAACGAGCTACCCGTGTATTTCTACACAGATAGCCCGTCATGGCTGTTACTTCTGCCCTTGCAGAAGCCTTATTTATTCAACTTCAATAACTCCGCCAACACGAAAATCGGCAGGAGAAGAATTAGCAAAACGATATACATATCACTCCACCACCAATTCACAATCGACCCATGTTCCCGCACTCAAACATTCACCAACAAAAGTGATGGTGTCACCAACCTTGACTGTTTTGAGATTTTCCTCTTGCTCTTTCTCGAACTCGGCGTAGAAGAATACGATTGTGTTGCCGACTCTTTTCTCTAATGTCAGAGTAGCACCGCCTGTCAGATTGAATAATCCATCATTGGTCATGCCATTTATCTTGGCAGTTACTTCATAGCGATTGTTTTTGTACAGATCATCGGCAACCAGTTCGTTTTCCTTGTATGCCTTATAGATTTCCTCGAAAGTGGCAGTCCCTATCGTATCTTCTTCATTCTCAGGTTCTGGTTCAGGGGCAGTTTCAAACTGCTCGCTTTCATCTCGATTATCAGCAGATGTTGTTTCTTTGACTGGTTCGTTTAATTTCTTGAGAACTTTAGTTTCCTCATAGCCACACCGGTTACACTTTGTTACAAGTTCTCCGTTGCTCTCAGAAGTAGGTTCAATTCGACTACTATCCTGCATATCATGCCCTAAGCGTTTAATCGTCTCGGTCATATCCCGTCCACACAAATCACAATGATATTTTTTATATCCATCCTCGGTGCAACTTGCTTCTTTCATTTCAACGAGCTTATCCTCATGTTTGCACCATGTACTCGGAGAAGTAAGCACTCCGATAGTGATAACGACCACAAAGGAAATCCAAAACCACTTGAACCATTTCCATTTTGGCTTCTTTCTAATCTTCCGAATAATCCAAATCACCAATAACACAGGAGCGGCTATCAATTCGAGGGCGGCTATAAAGGAACAAATGTTATAAACTATTTGCATTTCAACCAACCTTTCTTACCCGGTCATACCATGTAGAGCGGCTGATACCAAGCTCCCGGCAGCAGTCCGCCACGGTAATTTTAATCTTAAATATTGCGAAGTCGATACTCTTTCGGCCACTCGTTGAAAGGCGTGACTTTGGAAGTAGTATCTGTTCCCGGAATATAACCTTTCGATTTTAGCCATTCGATGGCGTTACGATTTTCACCATTAGGAACCGAAGGGAAAGTTAATGCTTCCTTAGGGGTGCATTGCTAATTTCTCATTCGATTAACTACTCTCGATGGCGATTTGCTATATAACTTGCACCATTCAACCACGCTCTTAATTTCCCCATCAATCGTCCATAACTGAGATACGGCAACCCCCGGTCGAGGATGATTTATAAAATCATCAGTTTCAGGTAGAACCCCGTCAGGTGTCAACATTCCCAAAAGACAGTTTGTATTCAATTTCTCAAAAGCCGCTACAATTTCAGGGTATTCGTATCGTAACTGTGCATAGTGTTCTTGAATCTCTGACAAATCGCTTTCACTTTGTGTAAACTTCAATTTCTCAATTTCTAAAGCGCTCAAGGTTTTGCTCGAATTTGTTAAATCATACCCTTTTACCTGAGCTTCCCATATCAACAGTGTCTCAATGTCCAACGCTAAATTACGGTTTATCCATTTTGCGAGAATTACCACTTTAGAATCCGTTTCAGAAAAACGGTTCAAAAATGCCTTATTGCGTCCTTTCCTGTTCATTATCCGTTCCCGGTTTCCCATCCCGACATAATAAATCTGAAAAGAACGAGAAACATATAGATACACAAAGCTGTCACCCAAACGGTAAAAATCATCGGAGTAATCGACAGCATAAGACCAATCGTAGCCATAACTACAAGTAAATTGAATATCATTTTTCCATCGACTGTCTCTGTCAATCTCGCACATCATTCGTTTTCGGGCTTCTGGCCCTGCGATTGACCACCACGCCCGCAGATCATGTGATAATTTTTGACCATCAGGGGAGTCCGTTCGAGTCAAGAATGTTCACCTCCAACTAAAATCGGCTCATGAACACCCTTGACCCAATTCATGTCGCCGTATTTATACATTCCCTCGTACAGAGGACGGTTGCCAAGAATACTCTTGATGGTGGACACCTGAAACCGCTTGCCGGAGCGGGTCTGGTATCCCGCCTTTTCCAGCAGCTCCGTGATACCCAGCATGGACACTCCTTCTTCATTTTTCTCGAAGATAAACTTCACGATGGGGGCTTCCTTCTCGTCAATCACGAGAACGCCATCGACCACCTTGTAGCCGTAGGGGCGGCGACCGCCGCTGTACCCACCGCAGGAAGCCTTGATGGAACGACCCTTGTTAGTACGAAGCGCAATATTTTTTCGTTCCTGTTCCGCCACGAATTGAAAAAGAGCGCAATAAATGTTCGCCATGTCGCGCCCTTCTGGAAATTCTTCTTTGGTACTAAGCAACTTAATGTTTCTTTTTTCAAGGGTGTATAGGTAATAGAAATACATTTTAGTATCACGAGCCATACGGTCGTTTTTGAACACGATCACAGCTTCAAACGGCGGGTTGGTAATATTAGCGCCATAAAGAATTTCATTCAAAGCAGGTCGATTATCTTTTGCGCCGCTGATTATATCAGTCTTCCAGTCCACGATGTTGTACCCGTTGTCGTTGGCGTAGAGAAGGATAGCCTGCTTCTGGACTTCGATACCGTATTTGTCATCATCAGCCTGCCGCTCGGTGGAAACTCGGATATAGCCGATTGCGTTTTTGAATGTCATCATGGAAATCACCTCTTGCATATAAGATAACATAGGTAAATGTAATTGTCAATAGATAAATGTAAATTAGCCTTTTTAATTTTTGCGGATTTTTCAGAAGTGCCTATCGAAAAGTGTCTTTTGTTCACGAGTCGCCATGAAACC